TTACATTTCTGTAAAGGTCTCTATATATTATGTGTTTTTGCTTATGCTCTTAGAATGTCGTTAATTAAATTGTGTACCTTTCCGTACTTGTTTTCTTTTTGTGCTCCTTCGTTTAATGATACGGGATTCATGAAAGCACCGTGTGTAGATGGATTAGATACAAAGTCCCAACATACTAGTTCAAAATCTGATTGTACTTCTAAGTACCCTTCATTTGTTTGTTGTACTGAACCGGTACCTCTAGAGGAGATTCCTATAGTGTGGCCTGCTTTTATTATCTCTTTTACTATATTACCTGCTGGTGTATTAAGTAATTCTACTTTACCCATTAGGTCATCTCCATTCCAATATAATTCTTTAACTACATGTGAAGCATTCTTAAGAGATACTACTGCTGATTCTGGATGATCTAATTCTCCGAAAGCGTTTCCGTTTTTAACGAATTCATCAACATACTTTTTAGCCTCTCTCATTAAGAGGTCTTTTTCGTATATTCTTCCATTTTGGTTTTTTGCACCAGCTCTTTGCATTACTCCTTCAACTTCATATACTCCTGGTCTTTCCTTAGATTCTTTAAGGATAGATTTAAATGGTGTAACATTTACTAATACATTTGCCATAATTTACTTTCTTTTAGAGTATTTATACTTCTTACCTTCTGCAGCTATCTTATCTGCAGTTTTGACTTTTTCTGTTCCATATCTACCACTGTCTGCTTCTTCTGCTCTAAAGTAAGTTATAGTAGCTAAACCATTCATTCCACCAATGTTACTTCTGTAGATATCTCCAGTATTTACGTTACGAATGTTTTTGACTACCCATCCTGCATCTTTATCTGGTCCATATTGACCTTCTGGTGTTGAGAAGTATTTAGCAACTTTTTCTAGCTCTTTTCCTTTTTCTCTTTGAACTGATACCTCAAGGAATTCATACCCGTCAGGGTATCTTTTGTATGCAATACCTGCTAATTTTGGGTTAGCTTTAATTTTCTTTTGAGCTTCTACTGGAACCATTCCCTGTCCTTTAAATAACCCTGTTTGAAATCCTGCGGTTTTTAATCTTTTCATTAAATCAGGTCCAAACTTAATAAGCTCTTTATTTAATGCCTCATTAATAGGAGTAAAAACTGTTTCCTTCTCATCCAATTCTTCTTCTGCTATACCGTCTGTTTCTAACATTTTTACTTTAGGCATTTCTAACCCTTTAGTAAATCCTTTATCTGTTACCGGCATTAAGTCTTTTCTAAAAGCAGCTTCGATAGCTGGGCCTAACATAGCTCCTACAGCTAATCCTTCTGTGTTCTTAATATCTTTAAAGCTATCGTATACCTTTTGTATCTTTTCTTTAGTCTTTGCATAAAACGACTCAACTTCTGTTACTACATTTTCTAAACTGTTAACAGCTGTTTGCATTCCTTCGAAATCGTCATAAGAGGTAGCTACTTTAGATAAGTTACCTGTGGCTGCTTCGTTTATTACTTCTTCTTGAAGTACTTTAGATATAATAGCTTTGAAAGCTTCTTTTAATTCTTGATGCTCCTCTATACCTTCTTCTGCTAAGTTATCTGTTGCTATGAATCCATAGTCTTCTCTTTCTGATGCTTTCTCTATTGCAGTGTGACGTGGAAGATCTTTATATACTATATTACCCTTTCCATCAATAACATTGTAGGCTCTATGTGAAGGTTTATAATCTTCTTCTATATTCTCTTCTGCTATATCTTCTCCTTCTAATATCTTACTATCTATATAACTTACTAAATCTTTTTTAGCAAAAGGGATCATTCCTGGTTCAGTAGCTGGACCGTTTTTCCATTCATCCCAAACGATTGTAAGTGCTTTGAGTGCCTTATCTAATCTTGGTCCCATAGACTCTACATATCCGCCGGTTTCGTAATCATTTTCTGTTACGACTTTACCGCCTTTCATTTTTCTACGTCTACCTTCGTTAACAGAATGTGATGCATAGTCTTGGCTTGCTTCCAGATGATCTTTAAACCCTTTCATAAAACCGCCTACAAAACTATCAAAGTTCGGATGATTGAAGATTTTATCGTCTATACTCATTAATGCTTTTTCTCCAGCACTATATCCCAAATCTTCTAGTTTTTGATGATCTGGTCCTCCTATTGCTTCACTCTTTGTCCCCTTAATAGCTCTATCTCTAGCGATCATGTAATCTTTTGAGTCAATTTTTTTATCGCCATTAAGATCTTTACCTTTCTTTTCGTCTACATAATCATTATTAACTGATATGTATTGTTCGAATTCGTCTACGATTGCTGCTTCATCTGGTGCATTCAAAATGTCTTCCATATGAGTGTTAATAAAGCCTTTAAGTTCTTCTCTGCTTGCTCCTTTTTCTCTTACTAGAAGAGACATTACTTGTTTAAGTATTTTATCTCTATCTTCATAAGGATCCAATGTATAGTCTATAGCTTCTCTTAATTCAGCTTTTTTTAATCCATTAATAGTGTCTACATGATTGTTCTTTTTTACCGGAACCATTTTATCATGTTTATCTACTTTTTTAGATTCTCCTGCTAATAGGTGTAGGTAGTGGTTAGGATCTTTTTTTAGATTCTTCTCAGCTTTTTGTTTAGCCTTAGCGTAATCTTCTTCTGATACTGTTTCTTGAGACATTAGTCCCATTCCTTCTAGTTCGTAATCTACTCCTCTTTCGATAGTTTCGATAGAGTAACCAGGTTCTGGTTTGTCGTAGTGTGGTACTTCTTTTTTTGCAGCTTCGAATATTATTCCTTTGCTTTTAAGAATACTTACTGTATCTTCATATCCGTTGAATGGAGATAGGAATTGAGATAATTCTCTCTTTGCATCTTTAACAAATTGAGACTTAGAGAAGTTACCCTCTAATATTGCGTTATATTTTTCTTGTATTGTTCTCATCTAGATAGTCAAACATTTTAGTGTTATATGGTCTTTTTTTTGTTTTAGCTACTTTATATCCAAGTTTCTCTGCATACTTAGTTGCATTGTTCTTTTTTCCTTTCTTAGAAAAAGCATTAGGAGTCGCATATTGCGCTCCTGTACCGGGTGTAAAAGAAGCACCACCAGCATTGGTAGCACTTTGTTCATTCAATTCCTGTAATACTTCTTTAATAAGTTCCTTAAGCTGGCTTACTTTCATAGTAACTTTAGTTCCTTAATCAATTCGTAATACTGCATTATATTTACAAGATGATCATCAGTTACTCTTTTTGTTTTATCTACTGGTTTGATTGCTTTTGTAATCTCCTGTAGCTTAATAGAAACGATTTCATCTTCTACCGTTGCTTTTATTTTATCAAGAACATTTTTTAATTTCTTAAATTCCTCATTAACTACGTTTCTTAATCTAGTAGATGAATCAACTGAAGTAATAAATTCTTTTAATATATTTTTCTGTTCTGGAAGTAGCGTACCGTATTTAGAGTTAAATTTCTCTAATAGTATTTTGAATGTAAGAAGTTTTAAATCTTTATCGTATTTTGAATACTCTTCGATTAACGTATCTCTTACTAATTTTCTGTTTTGTTGCTCTTTAGTTAGGTGTTCTAATATAGTAGTCTTATTATCAACTAGGAAATTAGGATCTATTACATCGGTAACTTTATGAGCTTCCATCAAACAGAACAAAGCTGCTAATGGTTTATAGTCTTTAACAGAAATAGAAAAGAACTCATCTAAGTCGTAACTCTCTTTTATTTCTTTTATTAAACTATATTTTTGTTTTTTAAGTACCTTTCTATCTATAGTGCGAGCTACCTCTATAATAGTCGATACAATAGACTCTGCTTTAGATTGTGATACTGATTTGTTTTTGAGAATAAATTCATACAATTTGAATTCACGTACCAAAGCTGTTCTTCCTGTGAAGTTGTTTTTTAAAATGCTTACAGCTGCAGAGTCCTTTTTATTTAAGGTATCTGCTGCAATCTGCTTGACAAGCAATTCAAATATTAGCCCGGTATTTTTATACTTACTGTGTTTAATGCGCATTATTCTATTGTTTTGTTGTACACGTAGTACACCTTACCTTTATAAATAGTGATTAATTATCTAAATCCTTGATTTGTGATTCATCAAGTAACTTATCCTCTTCTTTTTCTTTACTTTCAAAGATAATTTGCTTCTTTTCAGAGAAAATGTCTCTATTTTGATAGAAAAGTGATCTAGCTAATGTATTATCTACTTTAGCTGCACCGTCCTGTTCATTAACGTTTTCGTTATCTGAGTCAAATCCACCTTCCATTCCGTGTTTACCAAGAGGGTCTCTTCCTCCTAGGCCGTCATTAGTTCCGTAGTGTGATGCTTTTATTCTTGGTCTACCACCTTCTGGTCCTATTTTACCTATACCTGGTGTATCGTCTTCGTATCCAGGAGGTACTTTACCAAATGGCATACCTTTTTGATCACCTTGTCTACGTCCATATAGTGACGCTAAGTCGTGTGGTGTACCGTAGGACTTACCTGATTTAGCAGGATCGTTTCCTTCGTTTTCTATCTGTGTAATTCTGAATAATCTCTTTTTATCCTCAGTTACTAGGTCTCTCATTTCCATATACTGGTCTTCTGATAAGTTGAAGATATTATCGTATATGTAGTCTGTAGGGAATAGTTTGGTATCTAACATCTGTGATGCTAAATCTACCTTTTCTTTTAATAATGCTACTTTCTCTTGTTCAAAGATTATAGACGGGTTGGTAAGACTAATTTCAAAGTTGGTAAGTGACTCACCTTTAAATCCTTGAGTATACAGATGTACCAGAGCTATCTTAGTTAACTCAGATTCCATTATTCTCTGTAGTCTTTCTACTGTTCTAGCGAATCTAATGTCTTCTGCTGCTAAGGTTGCTTTACCGTTTAAGTCTCCTTCGTAACCGAAGTATGCTTTAGGTACCTTTAATGCTGCGAACATCTTATCTCTAAGGTATTCTATATCGTTTGTACCATCGTACTCTAATCCTTTAGTAGTTTCGATTTTTGTTGATGTATCTCCTCCTCTAACCGGTAGGTAGAAGTCTTCCATCATATTCATCATATTGAAACGTAAGTTGTAATCCCCTGTTTGAGGGTCAACATACGGTGTCTTTTTCATCGTGTTGATAGTCTTTTGCATAAACTGCTCAACTTCGTTAGGAGGTATCTGTCCAACGTTAACATAAAATGTTCTCTTTTCAGGAGCTCTCATGATACGGTGTATTAACATCGCATCTTCCATTAAAGTAAGTTGTTTGAATATCTTTCTAGCTGGTTCAATAAAAGATCTACCATACGGTAGGTAGTTAGTATCCGATATTAATCTGAAGTGTGCTATCTCGTAGTTATCAAACTCTACTACCTTTTTGTTACTTTTAGGCATATAGTTAGGATCCTGTGATGAAGCTAATCCATCGGGATCTAATTGGAAAGTGACCTTACCTGGATTCTCTGGGTCAAGTCCTTCCTGTCTAGTCATATGGTAAACAGTATAAGGTAGTACGTTGTATACTCCAAATTCTTCTGCAATCTCTAATTTTAGGAAGAAATCACCGTATTTACACATATTTCTAGTCCATGACCATAAATTAAATTCTATATTAAGTACATCATAGAATAAATTGTAAAGTACTTTTTGTATATTTTCATCTGAAGATTTAATGGAGAGTACCTCTCCCATGTCATTCTTGAGAGTTGCTTCATCTGCTAGTATATCTAGGGTAGAAGCAATTAGTGGATCGGTATCCATTGCTTCGTAGTCAGAATATAACTGTATACGAAGTGTCTGGTAATTCAGATTGGGGTTGAATATATTCTTATTATTATAGATGTAGAGTCTTGAGAATCTATCTATTAAAGAATTAGTTTGATACCTACCTGTGGTTTGTATCTGATTTACGTCGGCAACTTTAAGTTGGTCACCTCCGATGTTTCTTATTACTACATCGGAAGAAAAAAGTCTACCTAGTCTTTTAAATAGTGAAGTATCTGCCATCTATACAGTTTATTTATAAATATGGTTTATCCAATTAACCAAGAGATATCTTCTTGGCCGTGTTGTGTTTTAACAATATACGGATTATTTCCTTGGGAAGCAACTGTTGATATAACAGCTTGGTTTTTTGCATTGAGATTAGTAAATGATGATAATTGTGCTCTAGCTAGGTCCATTCCCTGTTGTCTTAGTCTTAATGCAGTATCCCTAACATACAGTGCTGTAGCAAGTGCCATTAGTAAATCATCATTATAATTTGTCTGTGCCTGTGGTTTACCGTTCTTCCATACGAATACTCTCATCTCACCTAAAGTACGTTTAGACTGTATCGTAACAGCTTTCTCACGTACATACTCCATTGCTTTAGCTATTACTAACGGCCTTGTTCTAACCGACATTGTAAAGCCTGGTACTAGTTGATCTCTTTCGTATTTAGTCATATATGATTCTACAGTATCCATTTGACTTTTAGCGCTATAGTATAAATTCCTGTATTCTCTTTCTAGTATCTGTTCTATTGTAGCCCATCCAATATTTGCATTCTCTACTACAAGTAGTGCATCGTTGTATTCTGCTGCTATAGCTACTAAAACGTTTCCGTAATCTTTAGGAGATAATTTTCCTTTATATTCCCCTACTTGAACGCATGTTTCTATATCAAAAACGTGAAATGCAGAATAATCTTTAGAGTCTCCTCTAGCGACATCTGCTACGACCATATAAGATTTAGAGTAATCTGGCTGTTCCCATATCCATAAATTACCGTCTATACCT